TTACGCTCGATCCACTGGAAATCCTAGTGGCCAAAAGTGCACTTCTCCTGACAATACTTTGAAGAACTATATGGATATTGTTGCTTTGTGGCTCATCATTATGCCACCTGAATATCACACGTACGAGTCTTTTTCTAGGCATGTCGTTTTGTGCATTACTGGCGATGACGTTAATCCCTCCATTTGCCCGTCCGTGCAGCATCTTTTCAATTTTGAGTCTATATCCGCCAATGCTTGGAAAATTGGTATGGAATACCACACACCTTGCAAGGAGTTTCGTTATAACTATGAGTGCGAATTTCTTTCTCATGGTTTCATAAACACCAGAATTCCCGTCTCTTTTGGTCATACGCAGTATATGTATCTTCCTATTGGTGATTGCACACGTTCTCGTGAAAGCATTCGCATTTTCAATTTGAATATACAGTACGGCATATCCAGTACTATTGAGCGGGCTAATGGTCTTCGATTAGAAACCTTCGCTTGCGAGCCTTGTCGCTCCTATTTTATGGATCTCCTTGACAGTCTCCGTGTTCAAACTCGTGGTTCTTCTGACCAGCGTGTTCTTAATGCTTGGAAATCTTTTAAGACTGATCAAGAGTTGTGGGAAATATTTACCGGCCTTACTCCAGTGGCCTATTTTGCCGGTGAGCCTGATGTCAGCTGGAGTAAATTTCGAATCCCACAATTTTTAAATATCGCTACCATGAAAGATACTGTCAAGATTACTCAAACTTCCAAACCCAAGAATGTCCGTCCAAAGAATGGTATCCGACGTGAGAGAGCCAAGATGGCATACACCGCAAAGAAGACGCCTAATCGCCCTCGTCCTCGTACTGAACACAAGAAGCAGGACGATGGAGCCATGGCTAAGGCTGCTAAGGCCGCAGCTAGTCTTAAATCTCATATGATTGATCCATTTTCAACTCCCCCACCTTGTTGGGGCTACACATCCGGCCCGAGTGGTGTTGTTTGTGCCTGGCGACGTGATGTAACCACTATTTCTGGATCTAACACTTGCATTGGTGCCTCCGTGCAGGTAGGAGGTGCCGCCGTCACATCGACTCCTGGTAGTCAAGGCCCTTGCTACCTTCAGCAAAATACGACTTCTAGTACAGCTTTTTCTGGTGGTTCCATGCTCCCTTGGATAAATGCCACTACAAATGGCAATATCGGT